CTGTAATCAATTATTCCATGATTGATTAATTTTGTTTTTGTTAGATCATTAAGATAAGCCCAGTTTACAAATCCTGTGATCTGATTATCCCTGAATATTTTGTATTGATTGAGTTTAAAAGATGGCTCTAAATGCTGATATATTTCTTGGTCTAAGCTATCTTTGTATTCTTCAAATGTCTTGTAGAAGTCAATAACTTCTTCAATCAAGCCCTTCCCCATTTTATATCTTGCACAGTTTGACCTGCAAATTCAAAACCTCTATCAGTAGGAAACAATCTTTGTTGTGATCCTTCATTAGTTTTACGACCTGCAATTCTACTAAAATCTGAAAAATGAGAAGTACAAATCAAAGATATGGTAGCTTGTTTTGTATCAATTCTAAAACTTTCTATATAGCCTTTGTCATAATTGTAGGTATCAATCAAAGCATCTGTGCTATTAAGTAAACCAATATCAATAGTCACTATGTCATTAGCTACATTGTTATTTAGAATTATTGATGTAAATGCACTATCAACTGCTGAAAGATTTATTGTAAAATTAGAAACATTGATTTCTGCATTTTCTGCTTTGTTCGTAATAGATAGTAAGTGACCACTAGCGGAATAAGTATTTGAATTATGAGATATGTCTTTGTAATGATTTGTAATTCTTTGTGGTGTTGGGAATAATATTTCTACTAAGAGAATAGGCTTGATATTTTGATTTGCTAATTCAGTTTTTAATGAATTTGATAATCCTCTAGCCATTACAAAGCCTCAATAAAATCTACTTCAAATGTATATTTATCAATATCATCAGTGTTAAATTGCTGAACATCATTTGTAAGCCTTACTGTAAATGGAACATTGTCATAAGTTATTGTAGCATCATCAGCTAATGCACTTCTTAGTGGCGGCTCTATAGTTATGGTTGATGCGTTCCCTGATGGTGTCACATCTTCTACAATCATATATACTTTGTCATGCCCACCAAATTTTACCAGATCCCCTGCCAAAAATGCACCTGCTGAATTATTATGGTGTCCATCTATTGCTATTGTTGTATCTCCTGCAGTGTGTGATCCATCAACCGCCACATTGTTTACTTCATGTCCTCTAGCACTAGATATTACTGGTGGAACTATTGTGAATGTTTCTTTCTGACCTCTTTGTTTTATTATGAAAGCATAGACTGGTGCAAAGGTAGTTCTGGTCATAGGCGGATAAGATGCTGAAAATTTCCATCTTTGACCATCAACTTGAACACTAAACATTTTTCCACTGTCAGTAGTAGAAGTAATTGTCTTTTGCTCAGAACTAAAACCTATTGCTCTAAATGTAGGTGAGGTTGGATAAGTACCACTCATTAAACTAATGCCTCCTTGCCTTGTGTATTCAGTGCATCATTAATAACATTAATAATAGTTGATCTTCTTTTTATTAATAGATCATCAAAACCTTCACTATCGTTTGCATAAATATTTAAAGATATATTTGTTGTTCCGCCCAGTTTGTTATTAGGAATAATAGTTCCTGCTTGGTCAGGTACAAAAAGTTCAGCACCTCTCTCACCCACTATTGAGGGAGTATTAATTGGTGGTCGCCCACCTTTTTCAAAACCTCTAATTTTACTTACCATAGCTAAACCACCTGCAATAACTCCACCTGCTAATATAAAGTTTAATGGTGGTGGTGCTGATTTAAGAGCCAAAGTACCTGCCTCATAAACATTTCCTAACGCAGTTTTAATTGATTTCAATTTAAACATTCGTGTTGCCTTATCTAAAGCAAACTGAACTGCTTGTCCAATCAATGCTTCTACTATGGCTCTTTTTACTGCAACCTCAAAACTTTTCATATCAAGTTTTCCTGTGACTACAAAATCTGTCATAGTTTTCTTCAATGAATTAAATGCAGTTTCTCCTGCTCTTTGGAATCCGTCAAAAGTGCTTTTGTCCATAGCATTTTTAAAACCTTCATTAAATCTCTCAAATGCTGATAATTGTTCTTCTATATGTCTTGTGCTTACTGTTCCAAGAATTGCCATCTCAGAATTATATCCTTGAAGTGTGACTGTTGATCTTTCTTGTGCAAAGGATAATTTTGATTGTGCTTTTGCACCTGATTCAAGCATTTCAGGTAAAAAACCTAGACTACTTTTAAATATACCTACTTCTTTTTCTGCTTTTCTAAAATCATGTGTAATTACCCTACTAAAAGCATTTGATTCTTCACCTAATTCTTTTAGAAAGATATTTTTCATAGCTAAATTTAATTCATCTATTTGCCTACGATATTGAATTATAAAATTTAATCTTTTTATCTCTCCTTCATCTAATTTACTTAAATCTAAACTATCAATGTTAAAAACATCTATTCCTCTATCACTAAGTGAAGTTTCTAATTGTTTTAATGCTCTTTGAACAATATCCATCTTAGTTTGTGCTTCTTCTAAGTTATCAATATTGACAAATGCACCTTCAGGTATTGCTTCTGCTTTTGCCATCAATTCCTCTATTTGACCTAGTAAGAAACTAATTGTTCCAAAAGCTACCATGCCTTTTTTGCCAAATAATAAAGCTGCAATTAATCCTGATGATTGAACAAATGAAGGTAAAGATGTAAAACCTGTTATTGTCGTTCCTAAAGCATTAGATACAGTTTTAACGGCAGGTGCTACCCCTTTAATTAGATCAGATGTTTTAGTAATTGCACCTGCAAAGTTTGCACCAATGGCAGTTGCTATATCTTTTATTTGTTGTTCATTCTTTTCTAAGAACTCATTAAGATCACCAAACTCACCTTTTAATTCGTCAAAGAAACCTGCCGCAACATCTTTTTGAAAATTAAAATATTTATCTCCAATCATTGAGATAGTACCCTCTAATGTTGTGGCTAAATCTTTAGTAGCATTTGCAAATTGACCATCTCCTGCAAATAGTTCTTCAAACCTTGCTATCGTTTCTTCTGCAGTGACTTTAGCACCTGCTTGGAAACCTAATAAGGCTCTAACACCTCTTTCTCTAAATAAATCAGCAGCACCAATACCACCTGAAAATGCTCTTTGAATTTGTGATGATGTGGTTTCAAAATCTAATCCTGTGACTGCTGCCACATTACCAGTAATTTCTAATATTCTATTAAGATCATTAGCATCATTAGCAACAACTGCTAAATTACCTGAGGCTCTTGATATTTCCTCTAATGAGAATGGAACTCTACCTGCAAACTTTGCAAGATTATCAAATGCGACTGCACCTTCTTCTGCTGATCCAAATAAAAACTTAAATCTTACCTGTAGGCTTTCTACTTCCTTACCTACATTTACAAATGATTTTATAACTAATCCTGCACCAAGCCCTACAAATGCACCTTTTAAACTAAATACTGATTGTTTTAGACCGCCTAATCTTTTCTGAATACCTGTAAGTGCTTGTTTTGATTTATCTCTAGCGATAATGTCAATATGAAGTTTTTTGGTCATTATCTTCTTTTACCTTGCATCTTCTGTTTATTCAATGCTTTTTGTTCTTCTTCGTATTTGAGATTATAGTATGCGATCCACATTTCAAATTCTTCTACTGGCATATGTAGAATTTCACCAATAGTTTTGTGCAGCTTTTCTGCTAAGAAAAAATGAAATCTGAAATGACTGTCAGAATTTAGTTTTTTTTTAACTCTTTAGGATCTTGGCTTGTGTTTAGGATTTGAGATGCAACTCTGGCAATAATATCAGGATCAACAAATTTCTTCATTCGGATTTTACTTTCCAAATCAAACATTAATTGACCATCTTTATTTTGTGCTTTTTTCACAATAACATCAATCAGTACGACCAAATCATTATCACTTGATCCTTTAAAGATTTCTGCTTTTTCTAATAGTGTAAATGGTTTTACATAGATGGCATCATCACCAACTAATCCCCATTCTTCTACCTCTATAATTTTGATCTCTTGGTGCTTAAAATGATTTATAGCACCTTCAAGATAATCTTTTTTGGGCATTTATTAGACTGTTGTGTGTGTCACACCACCAGTAAATTGAACATTAAATGTTCTACTGATGACACCATCCAAAGTCACTGCTACTGATGCACCTGTCACTAATGCAGTGCCAGTATAATAAGCATCTCCACTATCTGCACCTTCTGGATAAAGATTTAAAGTCACAGATGATCCAACATCAAGTGCCTCTTGTCCAGTTGTATCTGTTTCATCCCAATGACACTCTACAGTACCAGTGGCATCTTTTCTTAGTGCGATATAAGTTTTTGCAGTATCAGTTAATGATGTATCTTCAACAGTATCATTTGTTTCATCAATATTGAAACCAGTCACTTCTGCGACTGTGTTTGCTCCAACTTTGACTACTCCTGCTGTTCCGACATGGGTTGCCATTCGCTATCTCCTTCTTGTTTTTTTTCTACCTTCTTTTTAGAAGGTTTATTTTCTGCTTCTAGTTTATAACCATTAGCAAGAAACTTGTCTATATTATTATCCCATATTTCTATGGTTTCATTACCATCAGGCATACAAATTTTAATTCTTTTAGCCATTAAGCAGTACCTCGTACAAATTCATATAAAACTCTTACCACA